TACCACAACCTCTACGAAATGAACTGCGGATCCTACAGAGGAAGCAAGCCGGGGATGGCGAGAACCGCATTCATGAGCCTTTATGAGCAACTCTATGAAAGAGAGCGCAACCGCGCAATGACACCTGGATACGTAACCAGGCAGATCGACAGCGCAGCTGGGCGCCTTTCCACCGGCGAGAGAGCCAGGCTGGAAGATATCCACCAGCGCCGCGTCGAAAAAGAAGAATCAGATCGGGCGCTATGGTATGGAGCGGAGGAAAGAAACCGACTCGCAATCAAGCAAAAACTACAGCTGGCAGCAGGAGGAACGGAATAATGGAACTTACAATGAACGACTTCTTCTGCGGATGCGGTGGCATGGCGGTAGGTTTCAAAGCCGCCGGGTACCAAGTACTCGGGGCCTGGGACTTTGACGATCACGCCGTAAAGAGCTACGCAGAGAACGTGGACAAAACGGTGCAAAAAGCAGACATCAGACTGATGACGTGGAGGGACATCCCGAAAGCGACAGTCTGGACCTTCGGTTTCCCTTGCCAGGACTTGTCAGTCGCCGGCGAACAAGCCGGATTTGAACTGGGATGCAAAGACTGTGGAACCGAATGGAAACACGAAAGCGAGGCGCAAGGATCCCCACGCTGCCCGAATTGCGGAAGCGAAAACTTCACGGCGGTAACCAGAAGCGCGATGTTTTTCGAGATGATGCGTCTTCTGAAAGAGACGCGGGAGAACGCCCCGGAACAGCTGCCGGCGGTGCTGGTAGCCGAGAACGTCAAAGGATTGCGAAAATACCTGCAGACATTGACCGAAGAGCTCGCCAAGAACGGCTACATCGCGCACGTGGAGCTCTACAATTCGAAGCACTTCGAAGTGGCACAAAGCCGCGAGAGATACTACATCGTAGCCACCAGAGCAGACCTCCCCGACACATTGAGAATGCCGGACAAACAGGAAGGCAACGCTCCTCCGAAGCTGTCTGATTTTCTCGACGACAACGTGGACGAAAAATACTACATCCCAGATGAAAGAGCGCAGGCGATCATTACCCAGGCGCTCGAAAGGCTCGAAGGTCTCGGCAAGGTTCACGCCACCCTCACGCCAGACAGACTGGTCAAAAGGCAAAACGGTAGGAGAGCAAAGCCGGACGAAGAAGAAATGTACACACTCACCGCACAAGACGTACACGGCGTAATTCTCGCCGAGGAAGACGTCGAAAAAGCAATCTGCGAAGAGATAGGAATAAACCACCCAGACACCGCAATCGCGGGGGGGGGGGTACTTGTCAGCAGAGGAAACGAGATATACGTCCTCGAACGCAGATAGGAATCACCGTCTCAAAGCAAGCAAAAAAACTCGACGGCTTCACAGATGTCGCCGGGTGTCTTCTCGCAAGAGACTACAAAGGCTTCGGAAATCAACAGATGACCGCCGTCCTCGAAATCGAAGGAGGTGCGGACGATGAATGATCCCGAAATCAAAGTTATAGGCAGGCTCGACATCGCCGGGCACGACCACGGAAAAAGAGTACATAGCACAGATGGAATCTCGCCGACATTAACGGCGGTGTCTGGAGGAACCCACCACATCAAGATCTTCGACCCCCAAAGATACCGAGTGCGAAAACTCACGCCGACCGAATACGGCCGCCTTCAGGCTTTCCCGGTCGACAACGGATGGAGACAAGTGGTCAGCGATACCCAGGCATACAAGCAATTCGGAAACGCCGTAACCACCAACGTAGCTCGCAGCGTAGCGGAGGCAATAAAAGAGTATTTGAAAGAAATCGAATAGGAGCAAACACCATGAGCGGAAAAGGAGGAGCCGGAAACGGATGGACACAACAAGAACTTGACTACCTCGAAAACAGCTGGGGACAGACATCGATCCCCTCGATAGCGAAACACCTGGGCAGAAGCGTGAACGCCATCAAGCTCAAGGCAGGACGCATAGGACTGGGGCGCCACATTCACAGCGGCGTCAGAATCACCCTCCTGCAGTTTTGCGACGCGATCGGCAAGAGGAACAGCTACGGCTGGATAAAAGACCGATGGGTACGCCTCGGACTTCCGGTGCATTATCAGAAGAGCGTGACGAAGCGCTTCGCAATGATAGACATCGACGAATTCTGGGTATGGGCGGAACAGCACAAAGACCTGATCGACTTTGACGCCTTCGTCGAGGGAACCTTCGGAGAAGAGCCGGAATGGGTAAAGGAAGCACGACACGCCTCCTGGCTCGCCAAGATGAAGAAGACACCCTGGACACCGGCGGAAGATAAAACCCTCGCCGATCTGCTGAAGCGATACCAATACACCTACAACGACCTCTGCACGTTGCTGAACCGCACCGAAGGAGCCATCAAGAGAAGAATCATCACCCTGGGACTTATTGAAAGACCGGTGCGAAATTACGACCGGCAATGGCAAGACGACGAAATCGAGACACTTCTCACGATGAGAGCCGCCGGGCATTGCTGGGAAGAGATAGGCAGAGCGCTGAAGCGTTCAGGCAGCGCGGTGCGCGGGAAGTACGAACGCCTTCAGAACCCCGAATACTGCAAGCGCTACTACCGCAGACAGCGGGAGGCACTTCAAGAGTATTTTCAGAAAGACCAATGCATCCACTACATCAAAACCGAAGGGTGTGAGCTTTGCAAAACCGACTGCGACAGCTGCACTCATTTCATAAGACGCCGACCCGGAGAGGCGGCGAGAACCGGCTGGACTTCCATCAGGGACATCACGCCGGAGCAAATGCTTATAAACCGACAAGGAGGACAAAACAATGGCAAAGAAGAACTGCCGCATGACTGACGAAGAGAGAGCCATGCACGACCGCGCGGTCAGAATTCGCAAAATGACCGACCAGCAGATCTGCGAATTCGTAGACCGGCAGCACAGCGTCGGAATCGACGAAGGCATCAGACTGGCGCAGGAGAGCGCCGAGAAGACCAGAGACGACGCCGCGCTCATCAATAAATTCATCGACTACCTCGAAAACAAAAAAGGATCCGGCAACGGCATCGGCGGCGGTACCGTCTACCGTCTCCGCAAGGAGGTAGCCAACGCCGTAGCGGACGGAATCATCGGAGGCACAGCATGAGCGTCCGAATATACGTAAAAGACAACACAGACGGCAAGGTTCACGAATACGGTACCAACCCGCACGACTCCCTGGTGCTGCAAGAGGACGGAAGTCTCCACTACGAGAACCTCCAGAACTGCACCGGCACCAAGTACCCGGAGGAAGGATACTCCTTCTGCACGGTAAGCGGCAAGCCTCCAGAGGACACCGACGGAGAGCGAATCGTCGACATCGGCGGAGACCGCACCGGCGTGAACTGTCACAGATGCAGATACCGCAAGCGCCATCAGAAGTGCAGCTGCTGCCGAAGGAACCCAAACCTGAAGGACAACTTCGCGCTTGATCCTAAAGCCATCGACGCCGCCAGGAAGGCGGTGCTGAAATGAGGAGAGTCTACCAACATACCCAGGCGAACCGAGGGAAACCCTTCGAGGACTTCCTGAAATTCGTCCACCAGAGATACCAGAGCGCGGGAATCGCCTGCGTCCACAAAGTACCGACGGAATTCATCCCGATACGAAACGCAGCCGGCGCCGTTTGCAACTGCAAGGTTGAAGAAAAGAGCTGCGTGGACTACCTCGGAAGATACAAGAGCGTCCCGGTCGCCATCGAGGCAAAGCACGAAGAAGGCGCCAGGATCGACTTCAGCCGCGTAGAACCCCATCAGGCGGACTACATGGACGACTACACCAAAGACCCCGGAGCGGTCGGCATCGTGATCGTGAGCTTCGGACTGCGCCGCTTCTTTGCGGTACCGTGGGAATTTTGGAGAGAAGCCAGAGACGCCTGGCAGAAAAAGAAAGACCCCAAAGCGCGAAAATGTGAGCAGCGCACCGTAAGAGCTCACGGCTGGGAATGGACGACGCCAGGCATGGCGAGCGCCTCCCCGGACCAATTTCACCCCGCCTGGGAGATAAAGACCGGCGGAGCTTCAGGTCTCCCTTACTTGGAGATCATAGAACGCATGAAAGGAGGAGCACCGGAATGAAAATCGCACTTCAGATCGTCCTGATGATATTCATGGTCTTATACCTCGGCGGCGGAATCGGCGCCAAGAAGACCGAAGAGCGCATCTTCAACCTCGTGGCAGCAGGACTGCTCATAGCCGCGCTTATTGCAACCATCGCCGTGCTTTGAAAGGAGGAACCCCAATGGCAGAACCAAGCGAAGACAGAGTGGTGCGAGCTTTCGATCGGGCGAGGCTTGCAAAACAGACCAAGATGCCTCTGATAGTGGTTTACAATAACCCGGAGGACTACCCGAACAAATACGTCGCCAGAGTATGGGACGTCAACAGACCCACCGCCCTCGTGGCGGTAGCCGACACGCTGGAGGAGATCAGAGAAGCGATCCCCCAGGATATGTACAACATCGGACGGACACCGCAGGACGACCCCTGCATCGTGGAAGTCTGGCTTTAATAATTCAATTACGGAGGTATGAACCATGAAGAATCAGAACAAAAGAAAGACCAGAACCGCCAGCATCATCAAGCGCATCAAAGCGAAGCTCCGCGCCCTCGGCGGCAAGACCGCAGGCAAGCCGACCGGCTTCTACCCTCGCAAGCTCGCTCGTAGCGTAGCAAAGGCGAACATGAGAAGAGCCGGAGTGCAGCACGTCAACCGCAACTTCGCCTTAAACTGGCGCAACTGGGTGAGATAAGGAGGACGCCATGAAAGCATTTATAACCGCCGAGCAGGC